AATCACGTTGCTGACTCGTTCTTTGCATCTGTTTATCCTACTATTACTTCTGGTAAAAACACCAAAGTAATTATCGTATCCACCCCACATGGTATGAATCACTTCTACCGTATGTGGCATGATGCAGAAAAGGGTAAAAATGAATATATCCCAACCGATGTTCACTGGTCTGAAGTTCCAGGTAGAGATGCGAAGTGGAAAGAACAAACTATTGCCAACACGTCCGAAGCACAGTTCAAAGTTGAGTTTGAGTGTGAATTTTTAGGATCGGTTGATACACTGATTGCTCCAAGCAAACTTCGTACAATGATATATGATAATCCTAGAACTAGAAATGCGGGATTAGATGTATATGAAGTATCGAAAGAAGATCATGATTATGTAATTACAGTCGATGTTGCTAGAGGAGTTGGTGAAGACTACTCTGCTTTTGTCGTTGTTGATATTACATCCTTTCCACATAAAGTTGTTGCAAAGTATAGAAATAATGAAATAAAGCCAATGCTATTTCCAAACATTATACATGAAGTAGCAAAAAATTATAATAAAGCATTTATACTATGTGAAGTAAATGATATTGGAGATCAAGTTGCAAGTATTCTTCAGTATGACTTGGAGTATCAAAACTTGTTAATGTGTTCTATGAGAGGTAGAGCAGGACAAATTGTTGGACAAGGATTCTCTGGCAAGAAGACCCAACTTGGTGTCAAGATGTCAAAGACTGTTAAAAAAGTCGGATCACTTAATCTCAAAACTCTTATTGAAGAGGATAAATTAATTTTTACCGACTATGAAATTATCTCAGAATTGACTACATTTATTTCAAAAAGAAATTCTTTTGAGGCAGAGGAAGGTTGCAATGACGACTTAGCAATGTGTCTAGTAATCTATGCTTGGTTAGTCCAGATGGATTATTTTAAAGAGTTGACTGACCAAGATGTCCGTAAAAAATTATATGAAGAGCAAAAAAATCAGATAGAACAAGACATGGCTCCATTTGGGTTTATGGATGATGGACTAGGTGATGCTAGTTTTGTAGATTCGGATGGAGACCGATGGTATAATACAGATGAATATGGAGATAGATCTTTTATGTGGGAGTATCTTTCATAGTGGAATTAGATAAGCAGATAAAGTTAGGACATTTACTTTTACAAGATAGAATCTGTAGAGTTTGTGGGCAAGAAAAAAATCTTATTGATGGATTTTATAGAACTAGAAAAAATAGGGGACCAGTCGCATCATCCTATTCATATGAATGTAAGGAATGTACGATCAACCGAGTAAGGAATAGTAAAGGTACGTCTAATATATGGGAATACCCAGATTGGTAGAGTTCACTCCACGTTTCCCCACTGAAAATGGTCAAAATTCTAAATAATTCGTAGATAAACTGAGACCAAGGAGAAAAACATGGCTACTCCTCAATTATCTCCAGGCGTACTCGTCAGGGAGGTTGATTTAACTGTAGGAAGAGCTGATAATGTACTGGATAACATAGGTGCGATTGCTGGACCATTCCCAATCGGACCTGTAGACCATCCAATTGACATCACTACAGAGCAAGATCTGATCAACGTTTTTGGAAAACCAAAAACAACCGATGCTCAATACGAATATTGGATGAGTGCTGCTTCATTCCTTTCTTATGGAGGAGTCCTAAAAGTAGTAAGAACCTCTGGAGACACGCTAAACAACGCTAACGCTGGTGTTGGAGCAGCTTCTACAGATTCTCTCCAACTACTTAACTATGACGATTATCTGAATGAGCATTCAGAGGCAACAAACTTCACATACGCTGCAAAGAACCCAGGAAGCTGGGGCAACGGATTGAAAGTTTGTACAATCGACGACATTGCAGACCAAACCATTGGTATTACAACTACAAGTCTTGCTGGTGTTGGCGCAACAGTAGGTTATGGTGTTACGGTAAGTCTTACTAGCATCACCCTTCCTGGAGCAGGAACAACTTCCGTATTTAGTGGTTACCTTAAAGGAATTATCACTGGTGTTACCACCGATACGACAAACGGAAACAGCACAATTGATGTTAAAATTACATCAAGAGTTTCAACTGCTGGCACAGAAACAAAAATTTCCTATTCTGAAGGAACAAATTTTGCAGCAGTTTCGCCAACAGACACCATAAGTTTCATTAATTCATCGGGAACAGTTGAAGGATCTGAAACAGTAGTAACTGCGGTTGACTGGTATGATCAACAGACTCTCGGGTTAACAAATTCAACCCTATATTGGAAGTCTATTGCACCAAAACCAACAACTAATCAGTATGTAACTGATAGAAATGGTTACAATGATGCAATGCACGTTGTTGTCGTTGATGATTTGGGAACGGTTACAGGAAATCAAGGAACAATTATTGAGAAGCATGTAGGCCTATCAAAGGCACTTGATGCAGTTTCTTCTGTAAATTCTCCACAAAAGACCTTCTACAAGCAGTACATTGCAGATTTCTCCACTCAGATATATGCTGGAGGAAACCCTGGTCAAAATGCCGATGCGTATCACGGAACTACTCCAAGAGCAACTGGATTCACCACATATACTGGTGTTGCATCAGCGTCCTTTACTCCCGTTTCAACTTCTGATGGTGCTTGGGGATCAGCTGCTCAGGATGTAACTTATAATGCCATTGGAAATAACACCTATGAATTAAAAGGTGGTGTTGACTATTCCGCTGCTGGTGGAATGAAGGCAGAATTGGGTGATCTGATAACATCCTATGGATTATTTGACAATAAAGATGAGATTCAGGTAGATTACCTAATCATGGGTCCTGCTTGTAGCGATTCATTTGATTCTCAAGCAAAAGCAAATTATCTTATTTCTATTGCAGAATTGAGAAAAGATTGTGTTGCAACAATTGGACCACACAAAGCAGATCTAGTAGGAGTTACAAATACAACTACACAAACTACAAATCTAATTAAGTACTTTAGTTCACTGTCCTCTTCGTCTTATGCCGTATTTGATAGTGGATACAAATATACCTATGACAGATTTAATAACAAGTTTGTCTATATTCCAACAAATGCTGATGTTGCTGGATTGATGTGTAGAACAAACCTTGTTGCTTATCCTTGGTTCTCGCCAGCAGGTCAGCAGCGCGGCATTATTAACAATGCAATCAAACTTGCATATAATCCAAATAAGGCTCAAAGAGACCAACTATATCCAAAGAGAATTAACTCTATTGTTACTCAACCTGGAATTGGAACACTTCTCTTTGGTGACAAAACTGCATTGGGTTATGCTTCTGCATTCGATAGAATTAATGTTCGCCGTCTGTTCCTTACAATTGAACAGGCACTTCAAAAAGCAGCAGAAGCACAACTCTTTGAGCTTAATGATGAGTTGACAAGAGCAAACTTCAGAAACATCGTCGAACCATATCTTCGCGATGTTCAATCGAAGAGAGGTCTCTTTGGATTCTTGGTTGTTTGCGATACCACAAACAATACCCCAGATGTTATTGATAACAATGAATTCAGGGCTGATATCTTCCTGAAACCTGCCAAGTCTATCAACTATGTAACTCTTACCTTTGTTGCAACGCGCACAGGTATTAGTTTTGAAGAAGTAGCAGGTAGAGTTTGATAATAATATCTAAATAACAAAAGGAGGATTTAACAATGGCAACTTCAAGAGAAAACAAAACTATTTCTCAATTTAAATCAGCACTTGCTGGGGGCGGCGCACGCCCCAATTTGTTTGAGGTAGAGATGGCAACTCTACCTGCTGGAGTCACTGGGTGGGATGCTGACAACTTTAGATATATGTGTAAGGCGGCTAATTTACCAGCACAAAATATAGGCTCAATTGATGTTCCTTTTAGAGGAAGAACATTTAAAGTTGCTGGAGACAGAACAATTGATACCTGGACAGTAACAGTTATCAATGATGAAGGATTTGCATTAAGAAAGGCCTTTGAACAATGGTCCGAATTGATCGCTAAGTTAGATAGTAACATTGGCGCAACTAGTCCTGATGCATACATGGTTAATGCTAAGGTATTCCAATTGGGAAGAGGTGCTACACCTTCAAGCACTAGTAATGATGGCAATGCAAATTCTGTTCTTGCAGAATATGAGTTTGTTGATATTTTCCCAACTAGCGTTTCTGCAATTGATCTTTCATATGATTCTTCAGATGCCATTGAAGAATTTACCGTAGAATTCCAAGTACAGTCGTTTAACATCGTCTCAGCTGGAACTCCTAACGGGTGATAAATAAGATAAAGATCAACTAATATAAATCATGGCAAAGTTATTTGGGTTCTCAATAGAGGACACCGAACCACTATCTCCAAGTGCTGTTTCCCCCGTCGCTCCTAATAATGAGGACGGGGTTGACCACTATATGAGTAGTGGTTTTTTTGGCTCTTATGTTGATATTGAGGGAGTATATAGAACTGAGTTTGAACTTATTAAAAGATATCGTGAGATGGCACTTCATCCAGAAGTTGATAGTGCCATCGAGGATATTGTAAATGAAGCAATTGTTTCGGATTCTAATGATAGTCCAGTAGAAATTGAACTATCAAATCTTAATGCCAGTGATGGTATTAAGAAAAAAATCAGACAAGAATTCAAGCATATTCTTAGTTTATTAGATTTTGATAAAAAAGCTCACGAAATCTATAGAAATTGGTATATTGATGGGAGACTTTATTATCATAAAGTCATTGATTTAAAAAATCCACAAGAAGGCATTCAAGATCTTCGCTACATTGACGCAATGAAAATGCGTCTTGTTCGCCAAAAGAAAAAAGGTCAAGAGGATAATAATAGAATTAATCTGAGTAGAAGATTTTCTAGTGATAATCCTATGGATTATGACTTTCCAGAACTTGAAGAGTATTATCTCTATAATCCAAAGTCGCAGTATCCAACTGGAAGTTTAAATTCAACTGGGCCTAGTCAAGGAATTAAAATTGCAAAGGATGCAATTACCTATTGCACATCTGGTCTTGTAGATAGAAATAAAGGAAATACCCTTTCATATCTACACAAAGCAATTAAGTCTCTTAATCAACTTCGTATGATTGAGGACTCTCTGGTCATCTATCGTTTAAGTAGAGCACCAGAACGTAGAATTTTCTATATTGATGTTGGCAATTTACCAAAAGTAAAAGCAGAACAATATCTACGTGACGTTATGATGCGTTATCGTAACAAACTTGTTTATGATGCAAATACAGGAGAAATTCGTGATGACAAAAAACACATGTCAATGCTTGAGGATTTCTGGCTTCCCAGGCGTGAGGGCGGAAGAGGAACCGAAATCTCCACTCTGCCTGGCGGACAAAACTTGGGCGAAATCACTGATATTGA